CTCTCGATTAGGAGGCCGAGCAATCGGCTCTAAACTACTCTTGAAGCTGGACAACGGGCACTGACCAGGTTTGTTCGTATAATATTTCACAATATTATTGAATTGAACATCCGCTCTAAAAGCGGTTAGCTGTTTTTTAACATCGGCAATGTCGATGTCATTAAACGATAGTCCATGTGCTCTGTTTAGAAATTTAAATAATTGCACATTAGACTTGTGATACTTAGTATCACCGTCTATTCGAGTAGATACGGTTTTAACCCGCATCGTAGTCGTAATAAACTGCTTTTCAAGTGATAGTGCGAGGTTTAACCAACCCGCAACTGTTGCTTTGATGTCCGTAGGACCAATAAAAGTATAGGGTATAGCATCTTGCGATGTCTTGTCCCTAGCTACTAGTCTATATTTTTGCGATATCAAGGCGAATCGTCTTGATATCAATAATAATTCAAGTTGATGAGGGGTCAATGACCGCTCAACAGCGAAACTCCAAAAAGTCTTGAAACTTTTGTCACCAAAAGTATCGACCAGATTTTGGGCTCTGGCCTTCTTTAATAACAACGGTCTAAAATCATCACTAGTTGTGAATTTTTTAACCCGTTCAGCCACTAAAGCAAACAATTTAATTGCAAAAGCAATTAAATCGGTTTCTAGTTTGACATTATCAGTAGACGTAATCTCGGGCTCTTTCGAACCGTCGATCCACGCACATATATTGTAAATGTCGTGAAGGAGATAAATTTTATCTCTCTCCACCTTTTTCAGATCTGTTAAATTAACAAGTTCCGGAAAAGTTAAACTATAGTTAATCCGTTCAATTAAATGTGTATGAACGGTAGGTAAGTAAAAAGCTTGTCTCCATCCTTTCGCCATCAATGATGGTGAAATCGGTGAAACATCTTTAGAATTCCATAAGTTTCGACTTACGAATTCAATATTTGTGTTGCCTTTTACGGCAAACTTGCTCTTGCTAATATTAATTGGGACACCAATTTGCTCAAATTCAGCCTTAAGGGCTTTCTTTGGGTCTTGGATAACCATATCATCTCCTACAGTGATGTAGAATTGATTATGACTATCGTTATTACCATAATGTTTATTAAGCATCATGTCAATAAATACTAAATTGGTGGCTGAGGCAATTATAAAGGAACCTTTTGTTCCCATGCCTTGTCCTTTTCCATACCGAACAGTTTGTTCAGTATTTCCAACGTTCCAAT